TGATTTTGGCGTATATCTGCGTGGTCTTGATGTTCGTATGCCCCAAAAGACGGCTCACCGTTTCGATGGGTACGCCGTGCGATAAAAGTACGGTCGTAGCGTTCGTGTGGCGTGCCACGTGGTAGGTCAAACGTACCTTGAAACCGCATTGCCTGCCTATCTCTTTGAGTATCTTGTTGCAATTGCCGTTGCTCGGAACGGGGAAAACATGACCGTCCCTTGCCAGTCCCTTGTACTTTTCGATGATATGTTTGGGAACGTCCAAAAGGCGGATGTTCGATTCGGTGTTGGTCTTCTTTCTTCGGGTGATGATCCACAGGTTCCCGTCGAAGAAGGTTTGCAGGCGGTCGGCGGTGAGGTTCTTCACGTCCGAATACGCCAAACCCGTGAACACGGAAAAGACGAACAAGTCCCGTACAAGCTCGTGGGTGGCGTTCTTCATGGGTGCGTCCATGAGCGTCTGTATCTCCGTTCGGGTGAGGTAGCCCCTATCCACGCTTTCGGGAGAGTTGATATATCCCGCAAAAGGGTTGAACGGCAAACGCCCGTCATTCCTCGCAATGGAAACGATGTGTTTCAACACGATCATGTAGCCCCACACGGTATTGGTGCGGCATTTCTTCTCCGTGCGCAAAAAATACTCGAAGTCGTTGATGAACGTGAGGTTGAGTTCCTTTAACGGAATGTCCTCACGCTTGTAGGTATGGGGCAAAAACTCCCGGATATGGTTGCAGACCGTCCGGTAACGGGTAAATGTACCCTGCGCCCTGCCGTGCCCGACTTTCTTGGCGAACTCGGCGTTGTGCTGTTCGAACAGCTTCAGCAAAGTTTCCTGCTTGATGCCGATACCGAGATAGGCGTCTTTGAGCTTGGCGGCGGTTACATAACCGTCCGCCTGCATCAACTCTTGATAGCGGCGGTTTACCTCCACACGGATTTTATCCACCGCAAGGTTGATTCGCTGCGCTTCGACGCTCTTGCCCGAAGCACGGCTGTTCTTCACGTCCCACAGCCGTGGGGGAACGTCCATCTTGCAGCTGAACTGTTTAATCTCGCCGTCCACGGTAAGACGGCACATTAGGGGCAGGTTGCCGTTTGGTTTGGCACTGCCTTTCTTCACGTAAAATAATACTTTGAATGTACTACGCATAACTCACTCCTTTTTTTGGTTACAAAATTAGTTATTAGTGAGTTACCGACCGCTATGCAAATTGCCGCAAATCGCAGAAACAGAACCATTTAGCAAGAAATCTGCACCCGTTACGGGAGTAACGAGGTGGTAACTGAACTCCTG